CTCTAAGAGAGGTCACCACGTGGGATGAGACAAAAGTCGCTTCTCTTAGAGAGATACACAGTAAATCGGATGGCTCCCGAAACTCGCAAGTCTGTGTATGAAGCTAGCAGCACTAGCAAAGGGCCTACCTATGATGCAGGTAGAGGAAGGGGGACGTTCGAACCAGCACCCACTATACGAGTAAGTGGGACGTTAAGAAAGAACGATAGATTGAAGTCTTCACCAACGGATTGGTAAAGGTCAACCTTGTGTGTCTGGGGATAGGTTAGCGCGAAACTCTGGGGCCTCTCTCGCGCGAGGAGGTTGGTGTTGGCACTGGTCATTGAGGGTAGAGGCTTCATTACAGCAAGTCTCCTAGCGGAGGTGAACCTTGCATTAGTATAATAAGGCATCTCCAACTCGTTGACAGCATTCTGAGCCAAAGGGGTGACCATAGAACCGTCGCCAGCATGACTCATTCTGCCAACAATGTTGTTATAACTCTCGGTAGCAGAAATCTTCTGCAACGAATACGAAGGAGCAAGAACTGTAGGCTCTGTATGAGCAGCCATTTCAACGGTACTAGTAGAAGTCCCAATTACAATACCAGAATTCTCTGAAGTCAAGTTGGGACAACGCTCGGTATATAGAAAACCCGTCTTGCCATCGATCTCATAACCAATAGATAAAGTCGGACCGGGGACATCAAGTTTAAAACTAGAATAAGGTGAAGCTAAAACTTTCCATCTCAAGGAACCACGCCAAGCGACAAAACAAGGAGCGAAATGGTTCAAAAAAGTAACAGTACAAAAACTGTACGGAATTGTGGAACCACTATCGGTAGCTTGTTGAAGAGAGTCAGCATAAGGTCCGCGATAAAACGGGAAAGCGGGCAACTTAAGCCAGGTATAAGCCAAAGCTTTTGGGTCACTGCTGGAATCAGGATTAACATGAGAGCCAAAGGTAGAATGATAAACGAACCTCTTGAGCAGCTGACGAACGGAAACAATGTCCTCCCCAAAGAAAACATCTGTTGTGTTATCAGACTCAGAACCCCATGTACCGAACATGTGGTCGATGCCTTGCGAAATAGGCTCAACGGCATCTTGAGGATCATCGGCTCCCATGGTAGCACTGTGATGAACGACCTCATAAGGAGAATCCCTAGCAGCAGCGCTATGATCATAGAAGGTTTGAAGACCCTGTATAGTATCAGTAATAGGGTTAGCAAACCTAGCATCATTGAGCATAGATGAAAAGACGGCAACTTGAACGTATTGTGGAACTGAGGCCTCAGCAGGAGTTGTGAGCTCATTAACTAAGTAACATGAGAGAACCCCATTAGTAAAACCACCAGGAAACTGAATAGGATCAGTATCAGGGCCACCAATGAAATTGAAATAATTGTTCCCTGTACCAGTGGCACCCGAAGTGGAGAATGGAGAAATGTACCTCAAGTAAGAAGTAGGCTGGCCCCAACCGACACCAATAGTAAAATCTTTGGTTTCGGAGATGTCAACAACCCATTGCTTGGTAGTATTCCATTCAGGGCCGTCAGGAAGCGAACCAGAAACCTCTGGGCTAGCGATAGGGTCCCAAACGAAACGCAACCTAGCTTTATGAAAGTCAGAAGCGACGATCATGAACCTATATTTCATAGTGCCGCCCCAGTAACCAAAGCATGAAGCTGTGTAAGAGGCAGGAGTCATCATGAAAACATCTCCACCTGAAGACCCATCCCAATCGGAATAAGAAGGGGAAACAGCACAATTCCACAAAAGCCGACCCGGAGCATCTGTCATGTTGATAGGAAAAGTGGAGATAAGGCACTCGCGAGTCACTAGACTCTTGATAGCTAATTCGTCATCACCACCAACTCCTGTGATAGACGGATCAACGGAGACTTCCTGCTTATTATCAAGTGCCAAAGTCATAGAATTATCGGTACTATTAAAAACAGAAAGATTTCCGGCGACACGGGGGACAAAAGGGCTAATACCTTCAAGCACCCTGGGCCTAGAAAAGCCAAAGAGCGCGGCTATACCTCCAGCGGCCGAAGCAGCCATTTGTGTTGCCTTAGCAAATTTCCCTATAATCGGGACATTGCCAAGCATACCAGCAACTCTAGCGACGGAGGTAGCCATCGCAGACACTGGGGAATTCGAATACTCACCGCTTTGAGGAACGAGAGTGCTAGGATTGAAAGAGGTAGGGATGGAGAGTTGTACGCCTTCAAGATGAGCGAACAACTGAACGGTAATGGAACCGGGAGAACCCATAGCATGATGAAGATCAAACAATGTATCAAAGTTCAACTTTCCAAGCTGGTTCCATTCCCCTTCGACTATACGCAGCTTGTTCTCTGGCCACATAAAGGGAAGGGTCATCTCACAACCTTCGGAATTGGTAGGATTGATGTAAGCGTGAGGGCGCTGAGAATACATCATGAGCTTAGCCATAGAATTCATATTTTCGTAGACCTCGCTCATACCAGGGAGAGGATGATATGACATGAGACATCTACCGTAATAAAACTGGTTTCCGTTGACACGAACAGAAATAACCATCTTATCACAAGAGAATAAACTAAAATTCGCTATTCGGTTAATAACCCTCTTGTTCTCAAGATAGAGAGCCCAAGGATTTATCTCAAAGTCATGTGGCACGCCAGGTTGCCAGGTGAAGGTGTGAATGTTGAGCGGCCTAGAGAAAAAGTTATCAATGGAAAACTGATCCTCATCAGCTGCAGCGCCCCTAGTATAATCGGATGCAGATGGTAGATCATAACAAAAGGGCTGGGTTGCATCCTCAAACTGGACGGTCTCGACAGTCTGAGTTGGAGGTGCGGTACTAACATCCGCAGGGATGTTAGCGGTATCGGAATGATAAATAATGTTAAAAACGGACATGGGTCTGTCACCATGTAGACATGTAGGAAACATCATATTTGAAAGTAGTGTGGTAGTACCTTACCAGGGTAATAAGACCTCAAGCGTCGTGCGAGGTCCGGTAATTTTGCACGACAGGGAGTCAGTCCCTACACCGACTCAGCTAAAAGGGAAGGAAAAAGAACCCCGTAGGGGGGGTGGAAGGATTGTTGGCTCATGAAAGAAGTCCGCGGAACCAACTACGCGGATGGAGTCCTATTAGGCCTCCAATAAGAAATCAGACGGCGTCATATCAACATACTTACTGACGCTGTCGGGAGCTCTGTAACGAGCGTTTGACTTACATGACACTTTAAGCCGATTGGTGAGCCTACCATCATCACCTTTATAGAAAATGCTGTCGCCAAACCTACAACCCAGGATATCCTTCCATGAAGGAAACTCCTTCCAGTCTATAGCCGTGACTAACCGGCGCTCGCCAGGACACCTAACTCGTATACCCTGAACACTCGGATGAGGGGGCAAAGTGACGCGCTTAGTGAAACTAATAAAGGCCTTAACGAATAAAATATAATCTAGAAGGCCATAAAAAGAAATCTCTCTAAGCATGGACTCAAACTTGGAGCACAATTGCTCTACCCAAGTATCCGACAAATCATCAAAAGACTTAAAGTCGGGAGTCTGAAGGAGGAAAAAGAAGCACTTGCTTATGTTAGACTTAAGCAAGACACCAAGGTGTACGTCCGGGTTCCCATCTAAACCTGGAAAGGTTACAATAGTTCTTGAACAAAAGGACCAATCTGGGTCACTGGGGTCTTGATGAAAGTTAAGAGTATTAACCTCGAAGCGGATCCTCTTCTTGTCGTCAGTCAAGACCATGCCTAGCTTCTTTGCCTGAGTAGGAAGATCAATAGCTCTGATAGCGTCGCCAAAATCCGTGCCACCAGTAAGGAGGCGAACAAACTCTCGGGACTCTTCTGTATCCTTAAGAGCAAAAACGCTATCATCTCCATAACAGAGGAAAAAGATGATACGAGACCAATTGCCCTTGCGTAGTATAAAATCCTTGGCGGGCTTACGAGCGGGGTCTGAAGAAAGCGACATGACTATGAAAGTATAATTAAGGATTAGGTTGCACAGGCAGTTGAAAGTTGTAGTAGCAGAATGGCCGCTAGGAACGCCAGGGCTACATAGGTATACGACTCCGTTGGCACTGGTCTGAGGCACACGCAAGGAGTGAGTTTGGGCCACAAATTTATTGAGCTGTCTGGACCTTTCGTGAGGATCATTCGATACTAAACCAGCGAACCTATACAACCACCAAATAGACTGTAAAGCCAAATCTTTGATGGCGGGAGGGACTCGGGCGTCGTACTCAGAGTAGTCGCACGCGGTACCAACGGCTCCGAAGCCGCCCATAGCCTTGATCAACTTAGGGAGGCCAGTAGCTATATCCATGCCTACAGCATGACCAAGCTCTCCGTTAGTGTTTGGAGTGTCGTAAAACGCTTCTAATGGATAAAGCGCTTCTCTAACGGAAATTCTATTAAATAGACTTTCGTTATTGACTCCACGCATGGCTTTGCCTTTCTTACGAACTTCTTGCTTGCCAAATATCTGAGCAAACACAGCAGGGGCGACGCCATCTTTAGCCTCATCGTTGACATGATCTACCATGTGACCATATGCAGAAGTGAGGAGAACTGCTCCTTCAGGAGTAAAGTTCTTAAAATCCTTGTTCCTCTTGAGGACGGATCCATCGTTCATGGTAAGTTTGGATCCAGCAGAACTAGAAGCGTTATGGCTAAGCAGTTTCATAGTAGTGGGAGAATCCCAACGGTTAAGCTTCTCCATAAGATCTGGATTCTTAGATAGACTAAGATAATCCTCGGACAAACGAGCCCTAATCAAACTGTAGACAGTACTCTGAACAGGGCCGAAGTGTTCAAAGTAATCGTAGCCCGACGTCAAGATCGACGACATGAGGGGTTTGGCGAGCTCAGTGTACTGGGTAGAACGGTCTATACCAGCAGACTCAAACTCAACGTCCGTAGGAAAAGGCTTAAACACATGTTTAGTAATAGGACTAGCCTTAAATGTCTCGGCACGAACTAAGCCAACATGCTCAGCGGTGGTACAGCACTTAACAGCGTTAAGAAGCTCGTTGTCAGGGTGGTTATACTTCGGGGAAGTATCGCCAGGAGGAACTATGGAACCATGAGGGGGAATGGTGACGTGGGAATAAGTGACAAGGTTTCGAGAAAGCATATAGTCCTGGTCATCGTAATCGAAAACAGTTGACTGAAATACTTTCTCTGCCAGAAGCTGAGAATCCCTCAACAAACTGGAGATGTCGATAAAGTTGTCGTTATCACCATTAAAGACCGGTGTAATGATCGCATCAATGTCGCTACCACCAGAGACACCGCTGTGGATACCGAAAGGGACGTAGCGGGTACCATAACGAAGGAAAGCCGGCGATCCACTATCTCCTTTACTGAGAATATTGAATTGCTGACGGCTCTCGCACTCACAAACGAAACTAAGACCATGATAGGTTCTCTCAGTACGATTGATGGTGAGGTAGATAACATAAACGTCGTCAATGGGGTTGCTAACATGGCTTTTACCGTCTGGATCAGTATGCTTGGAAGTAGCGGGAACGAACATGACTAGGGACTTGCCTATGAGCATAGGGGTAGGATCTAGCTGATCAGGAAGATGCATATACTCCTTGTATGATGAACTCATGATGCTCTCGCGAGCTGCCGTGTTAGTAAAGTAGTAGATAAAAAGAACGGCATCACCGCAAGCAGGGCGGAGTACTTCAACATGGCTGCAGCACTCAACGAGTTGATACGGCCGAAAATGAGTGGTCTTGGAACCACCCTTAGCTCGCTGAAATAACTGAAGAGGGTAGCATACAACTTTGCACTCGTCAATGAGTTGTTTAGCTTGACCAGGAGTAGTCGGATGAAGCCCCTTAGGTATGCCATAAACTCCGCGGAGATCGGTGGCGTGAGCGTTGCCGAGAAATACCACAGCTTTAGGACTGGTATGAATCCTATTGACAGTAGCGATCTGGCAATTGCTCCCAAGTTTTACCAAGATCTTAAAGGTGTGCTTCCGAATATGAGACACAGTATCTTGGTAAGTAAGAGAGTGATTGACCATATTAGTAGGAATATTGTGACGCGCTCCTTTCTCTAAACTGACCGTGCTCTCCCATTGGGCTTTGGCGTCTTTGGGAATATCGGTAAAAGTTATAGTTTGAACATCATCACTCCTCTTCTTAATACGCTCGGTAACGTTGTCAGGAGTAGTAGAGTCTATATAAAGGTCATACTTCTTCTCTCGCTTCTCGGGTGGAACAGTGTGAGCAACCTCGGTGGGGCAGGTATGAAACTGACTAGAACTCTGCTCGATAGAAGTAAGATACCTTATAATCTTATAAAAGGCAAGAACTCCTGCTCCAGTCAGAAGGTACGTTGTGAGCTCGGGGGCCATGCCAGGGGGCGTCACCCTACCGATGAACCTAGGAACGCTAAACACTTGGTGAGTGTAATGGTGGTTGAGGCCCCGAGTGTGAGATGAATAATGAAAGAAATACTCGTTATGAGCCATGATCAACTTGCACGATAGCAAGTTACTCTCATAGTCAGAATTGTCGAGCCTCTGAGTATCACGAGACATCCTCCCAACTAACGTACGCTCACTAAAAAACTTAAAGTTGGTTATAATCTGAGTAATCGAGGTAAGGACATAACTAGTTGTCGCATCAGTTATAGTGTTAGGCTCAGGCGAAACGTTGACTGCAAGGTTCCTTGTAAATGAGTCAATAAAGTAATCGCCGGTCAATGAATCGACAGTTGTAGTCCTAGAAAATACAGCAGCTCGGCCGGCTCTGACGTCATCTGCGAGATGGGCATCCATGATAGGATCTGTCATGGTACAAAACTTCATGTAATATAAAACCCAATAATGAGCATTGTTGCAGGAAGCTGTGTTAAGCGGAGACCTAGCCTCCAAATTGGAGTAAGCGCCCGCAGAGTCAATCTTCGAGTTGTAAGCAACTAAATGGAGAAATCTAGTTCTATAAGCCTGACTGCACGGTAGAACTATACCAGAAGCGGAGGAACGAATGCTAACTGGCCCATAAACCTGACGTGTAGCATGAGGGCGCATGTTGCTGCAATATACATCCGAAGAACCTTCAGACTTAGTGGCCATATCGTCAGAAGCATCTGAAAAGCAAGAATGCTGAGTAGATGCAAAGTAAATGTTGGCTATCAATCCAGGAGGAGCGATAGAATAAAGGAAGCTAGCAAACACTCGGCGCGTTATGTAGCGAGAAATAGGCATCCAAATCATCCTGAAATGACGAAATACGAAGTTATCGAAAAGTAGCAAAAGGGCTGAAGGAATCCTAAAGGATAGGAACTGAGCTATGAAGTACCTCCAAGAAAAGGCAGGGCTCTCAAAAGTGTATACTTCACACAAAACCTTCTCAAACTCGTAAGAGCACTTCGAATTGATAAAGGAGTTGAAAGTGGAGAAATCAACATCATCGCACAAGACGTCTTCCGTGCCTATATGGGAAGGCTTGGTAGTAGTCCCTGAACGAGTAAGTTGCGAAAGGGAAGAAATCTTAGTAGTGAGACATTGGGTAGTAACGACGCTACAAATGTTGAACCAACGAGCGAAACATACACGACCAGATGGGCAAGTAAAAAGGATAAACAGGCAGAAAATGAAAGAAATAAGCCTGAATATGATCGGGATGAAACACAAAGGACCGTAAGAATAGAAACTGACGGCAAAGCTGGTCAATGCTGACCTCCATCCCCCCAAAGTACGGAGAGACAAAGCAGAAAAGAAAAGCCCTGTAGTAAGCCAAGAAGAGTCGTCGTAACGAAAAGCTCCCGGCACGTAATCTTCCCCGAAGAACCAGGAAGACAGAACGCGGAAAAGCTTGCCAGATAATGTGGAATTACCAACATCGACGCGACGAGAAAACCTGGATTCCACTGGGTGGAAATTAAGGAAAACAGACATAGCAGCACCAGGTTGGGTGGTAATGTAATGTATGTACATCTTAATGTAATCTCGAGATATCTTCGAGTCCATTTCCATAAGGTTGGGACCCAAATCGGGTGTATCGCTGTTGCCACCAAGGTCAGCAAAATGCTGTGTCATCCTAGCCTTAATACTAGCTACCTTCTCCTTAAGCTTACTAAAATGCGAAGAATGATAAGTGACAATATGACCTGAGCTATTCCTCTTATAATGAGAGGGCTTAAAGGGCTTAAGCTCGTCGCAACTAGTGTTGCAATGGCGACAGAAATATTTGCCGTTGGACTCATCTAACTCCATATGAGTGCTTAAATGAGTAGGAAGAGTATAGCCAGTACAAGCCGTATTCTTGGAGTGTAAGTCTACTCTGGGTTGGGAAGAACAGTCCAAGGCGTTAACATAGCAGTGGATCTTCCACATGCTAGCGCACACAAGAGACTGCGTGAGATAATACTGAGAAAGAGGCCAATTACGACCGGTGCTAGAAGTATTATAAAGCGCTTTCCAAATCAAGTGGGCATGAAGGGTAACACCATCTTTGTTAGATAAGGAGATCGATGGGTTCATCTTGACATGGACTTCGAAAGGAGACTTAGACACTGCTTCCCTGAACTCCTCGCTAATAAGAAAAGCAACCATAGCATAAGGACCCATATCGAAAATAGAAGAGTTTCCCTCAACAAGTTGCAGCTCACTAATGTAAGTTAAATAAGAATTGAACGCATCCAGAAAAGTGAAAGAGTCGTTGGCTTGTTGATCTAAATAAGCCTTAAAATCGTTACTCTCAACATAAGGATACTCATTAGAGGAACCGAAGGGGTAATTGATCAACATCTTGGGACGATTGTCGCGGTACATGTCAATGGTAGATTGAGTTGTAGTGGAAGAAACGAGCATGAATGAATGAGCAGTGAGGGCATCGAAAATATTATACGTAATAAGACTGCCATCAAGCTCTTTCTCTCTAGACTCTGCTACATTGACCATATGAAACAAACCAGTAGAAAGAGAATGAGAGGTAGGCTTAGAAAAGTCAGAAAGTAGAGTCTCAACATGGTTGGAGGTAACAAGAGCGTCGCCAACAAAGGAATACAAGAACCCCTTGTAAAGTGATGAGAGAGCTGACTTATTGGGTCCGGGGTCTGAGCTTGGGAAATGGATGACCTTAGAAGTCTGTGAAGATGTGGGATCCCACATGCCAGTACGGACACCCTTCGAAACGCCAGTGGGCGAATAACAACTGGTGTAGATGAGTTGGCACATCCCAAAAGATCCATCCTGGCGGTTCTCATGACAGATCTTGTGATCAACTCTAACCTCGTTCTGACGAGAAGAAAAGAGAGGATTAACTGCAGCAAGCATAGTGGTATTGCGCCGGTTGAGGGCCTCAGGGTTGTTCATGTGGTGCCAAAAATCCGTAGAATTACAGGTACCAACAATTTGACCTATATGAAGGTATTTACCCTTGTCCTTAATTGCGGCACCATCAATACGCATGTTACCACCATTACCAGTGTTCTCCATAATGAACAAAGGATAATCAGATTGTGGACAAGACATTTCAGAAGCTGGGGTCTGTGCTTTCTTAGCTTCAGATGTGGAGCCGACCTCATTCACGGTAAGGCACCAAGCAGCATGTTTAGCAGAATACTTGACGTCGTTCTTAGCCCAAGTGAATATGAGAGACCAATACTCCTTAAAAGAATGGTTTATCTTACCAGTAGTAGCCAAATCTTTCCCTTGCATAAAGGCTAATTGCATGGATTCAGAAGTAATAGTCTTGCCAACGCCAGGGGCACCAATTATGGTAATGGCTCCACAAGTAGAAGTGGAATCGGCTTTAGCTCCCCTCACTTGAACTCTGATCTGTTCAAGTGAGGCTAAGATGTTCTTCCAGGTCGCTATGCTGGCAAGAACTGAGAAGGATTCGCTGTCGATGCGGCTATCAACGACTGCGGTTATGTCAGATATAAGAGAATTGGTCTTAGACATAATGAGGTTTCGGACGCCTTCAATATCATTAGATCGGAAGGTCTCCTTAACCCAGGGACATGCGGGATGGAGGTGACTGAGCTTCGACTCCATATTCTCAACGCCATCGGTAGTAAAGATTTCGCAAATCTTGTTAAGGTGAACGTACTGAGTGTTGAGTTGGAGAGTCTCTTCAGTCTCAAACCCAAGTTGCTTCTTAAGCCACATAGAAGCAGTGTGGAAGAGACTAAATAGGATAGAAGGAATTGTCTTAAGGCTTCCGCGGCTTATAGACGCAAGTTCTCTAGAAACAGAAAGAGACAAATCTTCAGCAAGAGATGAGAACAATTTGTTCCCGGGGAAATCGGAAGAAAGCTTTTCACTAAACATAGTACGAAAGGAAGTAACTACTAGGGATGAAAGTGTCTTAGTAGTAATCCATGAAGCAAAATGTTCCCAAAGTTTCTTAAGGATGTCAGGAGCATCGTCAAATGGAGAGGAATGTGTGACGATACCGATGTTGGTGGTAGCGGAGCGAACGTTATCGAGAGTCATCTTAATTTGATTCAAGATCTTAGACGCTTCAAAGAGGAAATACCTGCTGTGTGTAAGAAGGTTATACAGCTGGTTGGCAGAAACTGTGAAAGCAAGGGAACGAGTCTGCCATGACTCGGCGGATGATAAAAGTGTGCGAAGATGCAACAAAACAGAAACGATGTCAATAGTAATTTGTCTGTATTTGTCGAAAGAGGAACGAGTCATCTTGTTCTCAAGTAAATTTAAGAACGCAACGAGCTCATCCCCCTGGGGTTGTCTGCTTGAAGAAGGTGCAGACGAAGTGAAAGTGGCGAAGAAACGCTCAAGTAGTGTATTCATAGTCATGGAGTATACACTACTTGAACATTTCCAGATTGTTTGAGCAATTTGG